ATCTTGGAAGCATCAAACGCATCAAACTTATGCGGTGAACCGTGCCAGACTATCGCGCCCCTTTGTCCTCTAAATCCCGGCGTGTTCAAAGTGTCGGGTGCGGCTAGGTTGTCCAGTCCTCTATTTGCAGCAGCGGCTATTTGTGGGGCTTTTGCTGCCGCTATTATAGGCACTGTCATGCCCAAAAAATCACCCGCCATTTTCGGTATGCCATCCTCAACAGGCACAGTCAAACCCATGTTTTCCATCCATTGAGACCCACCTACAGGCGCTTGGGGAATAGGCATACCTACTTTACGAAGTCCAGCGGCTATTAAGTCCACCGGGGCAGACACACCACTAGCCACGCTGTTTGAGGCGCTTTGTACGGTATCGCGTAGTGCTTTAATAAGGGCTTTTTTGTCCATGACTAGCTCGGGAAGTTGCCGTCTTGTATGTTCCACTCAGTCAGCAATATATTGCGCGGCAAACCGCCGAGTGTAAGTTTTGGTGCCGACTTGTCCTGTGCTTTAATCGTGTCAAGCATGTTTATAAACCCCGGCAAGTCTAAGCCAGGGTCAAGTCCTTTAGAGGCTTTCCACTGTACTTTTAGACCCGTCACCATCAGCGAATCGTCAAATATCGCTCTGTCGGTGTCGGCTTGGTACTTGTACCGATAAACCCCGCCGCCAGCATCAATCCAGTTTTTCGAGACATAGAAAAACGAAAGGTCAAGGCCGCCAGTCGCAGGGTCAACCTCGACGAAGTTATTAGCTATTCTGAAACGAAGATTGGGGCCTTGGCTGATAATGGCTGATTTGTATATCTGCCACTCTTGAGTAGTCGCAGGGCCTATCAGCGGCCATCGTGACGTTCTATCCCATTCGGTCTGCGGTATTTGTCTGAGCCAGTCAACAGGTAGAGCATATTGCGACTGCCCTTGTACTGTGGTGAAGCTGTACTCTTTATTTAGCTTCTGCCATTCATACTGCCGAGAAATGTCACGTCCGAGCCTGTTTGCCAGCGCCAGCAATTGAACGACCTGCGGGTCTGTATTGCCGACAACAAAGCTCGGACTTGGTAATAACCCCAACTCGCCGGTGACTTGTTGTATCAGTTCGAGCAGGGTGTAATTCATTTATTCCTCGACTTCCTCTTTGATTTGTCGTTTGCGTTTGATTTCAGGGTTTTGCAATGAAGCTTTCAGCGCTTCAAATTCTTGCTTGAGCTTTTCGTTTTCAGCCTGCAACGCGCTAATCGGCGCATTTCCTGCCGCAGCCGCAAGATAATCACGCGCTTTCTTGCGTAATTCCATCCAGCCAATACCAATACGCTGTAATGCAGCATCGTTGACTTCGGCCAAGTTTTCAACAGTGCGAATGCCAAAATACTCGGCTTCTTTACACTGAGACTTTGTTACCTGCGGCCATTGCGACAAAGGCGTTCCGATCACTTCGCCAGCCAATCCCGCCTCAAATTCACGCCACTGGCGGTTATATTTTTGTTTGTAATGATCGTCTGCTTTTACTTCGAGAATGTTCAAACGATCACCGGGGTGTTGAATACGAATGAAAGGCATTTCCTTAAAAATAGGACGGCCAGCCTTTTCGCTTTCGTACTTCAACTCAACGGATTCCATGAAAAACTCTACAAAACTAGACTGAGGATTGCTCATATCGACTTTCTAAAAATGCCCGAAGGCGTTGATAAAACAGGGGCGCGAAGCCCCTGCCCTTAAAACGTAACCCAGTTAAGGTTATTACGACCTAAAAAACGACCTTGGCCAGCCGCCGCAATAGAAAAACCAGCATTAGCAGCTAAAGCGTTAATAGCACCACCCGTTGCCGGATAGACTAATAAAGCGTTAGCACCAAGGTTTTTCACGGTCACATCAGCACCCGGCTGTGCCGGCGGCAGAATCACCCCCGTACCAGCCGCAGCCGTAGTGACAATGCAGTGATCGCCGTTCAACAATACCGCAGTACCTTGGGTTGACCCGGCAGCTGTAATGTTGTCTTGCACATCACCGCAGATTTGCGTGGCAACGGCAGCAGGTAGGCCAACGCCGCACAATCTTTCAGGGTAAGGCATATTTCCTCCTTAAACAGAAGCAGCAGAGAACCAGCCGCGATCACCAGTCGCCATAGCAACAGCAGGCGAACGGTATGAACCGCCCGTAGCAGTCACTAAAAACGTGGTGGCGTTGACTGTGCAGACCGCTGTGCTGGCGGTAATAGTCGCGTTAGCTTGTGCGTAAACATAACGACGACCATCGGAGCCAAGAGTTTGAGTACCCAATTGCGGTGCATCTTCTGCGCCAGAAGTGGGGCCAACATCAGCGGCCAGAGTGATGGTATTGAAATCACACCCCAAAACCGGGGAAACGGTAAACGGTGCAGCCATTTTAATTCCTTTCAGAAATAGGGGCTTACGCCCCGTTTATTTAGTCAGTCAGAACGCCTTGATAACGAGGGCCGGAGCTTGTCAAGTTACCTGCCCAGCCAATCAAGCGCACCATTGCGTCCTGGTTGACGGACATACGGTCGCCGCCAATAGGCACAAAGTTACGGTCACGATGGGGACGGAAGAACAGATACTTGGTATTCAGAAAGTACATGCGGTTCGTGTTCAATTGACCACCGATACCGCCATCCAAATACACATCGCAGTTAAAACCGGCACCAAAGTATTTCAGGCTAGTGAAACCGGCACCGGCTGACGTTTCCGAAGTGATACGCTGAATTGCTTGCAGCGATTCCAGATAGAAACGATAGTAGTTATTACCGGCCACGATGATATCGGGACGATCTGCACCGCGCACCAACTGAACTGCAACCCGGTTCATGTACGATTGAATGTTAGCCACAGAAGCAGCAGCGCCGCCGTCAGTGGTAGCATCAAAAGCTACGTTACGCCAGAACGAGAAGTTAGTACGGTTAATGCCGCCGTAAGTACCGGAACCGGGCGAAGCTGCTACAGCTAAAGCCAAGCCGGTAATATCCTTGCCGCCATTACCAGTGCCGTCAGAGTAAATACCAGCGCTGATATCGTTCATCAGTTGAGCTTCGGCAACCTGAACGCGACCCTCTAGCAAGTCGATGATCTGCTCTTTGCCAGCATTTTGCAGCACTTCCAGACCGCTCATTGAAACAGCAGCGGCATATTGCTTAATGTCAAACTGAGCAGAAGAAATTGGGCTGTTCGGGGTAATGTCGATAATGTCATACCCTGAGAAAGAGCCAGCATTTTCTGTTGCCGGATCGTTATACATAACCTCTTGAAGAATAACGTTACCGCCGGAAAATGGCTTGACGTTACCGCGCTCTTTGAGTTTGTATAACAGTGCGTTGTTGTTGGTAGTGCTGTCGGCTAAAGTGCCGGAACGAGATTGAACGGTGGTTGCGACAATGTCGCTTAAACCTGCAAAAGTGGCCATGATCGGCTATCCTTTCAGTTAGAATCAAATTGCGCTGCAATAATGTCCCGCAGCGAACCTTTAGTACCGGGCTGAACCCCACCAGAAACAGGACTAGAGCCTTTTACACTTACCGCAGCGGTTCTCGCTTTTTGCGCTTGTGCTTGCTCTAATGCTTTCTTTTGGGCTTCTGCGCGTTGCTGATCTAACAGGGATTGCCTGATATCTTGACGCATCCATACAGCCATGTCGTACGCTTCTTCTAGTGTTTTGGCTTTGCCGGTTTCCAGCAAGTCGGCCATATCACCGCGCACAGCGTCGAAGTGCGCTTTGTCAGCAGTCGCAAACTTGGTTAATTCAGAATTAGCCCTAGCATGCTCTTGCTGTTGTATCTGATTTTGCCACATTTGTTGCTGATTGCGCAACTGTTGCAGCTCGCTCATTAAATAATTTGTTTGTGGGTCGAGTTGTGGCGGTTCCTGCACGTTGTTCAGGTCAATGCCGTATTCTCTCGCCAACTGGGAAAAATACTGCGCTTTCGTTACCGGGTCTGATGTTCTAAGAATGGTATCAGCACGCATCAGGGCAGAAATGGCGGTCGGTGCATCTACGCCTAATCTTTGTAAATGAGTTTGGTACGGAGCAATGGCAGCATCGTAGGCTTTTGCGCGTTCGCTGTGTGACTTAAATTCGGACACGCCTTTATGGAAGTCTGATTCGCGCCGCTCTGCCTCTGCTGTTAGCAGCTTGATTTCCTCCGGTGTCAGGGCTTCGCCACGATCAGCCTTCAGAAAAGCCTCTTGCGCCGCTGGTTTCCAGCTGGACGGGGCTTTGCGTGGGGCAGGTTCAGTTTGCTCAGTTTGCTCGATCTCTTTTGCAAATTTTCCCGCTTCGTCACGAGGCTGTTCGGTCTGTTCCGGCTCTGGTGTTGGCTCCGGCTTAACTTCCGTGCTTTCCTCGGCTTTTTCTGCGAATGCTTCTTCTAATGCGGTGCGTAAATCACTCATGGTAGGGTTTTCCTATCTGTGCCGCCCAGAATATCCACCTTCCGGTCGGCGTGGCGCATCTCTGCGGACACAATAAGCCAGTGGGAGCTAATAACCTTTAGACGACAATACCTCGGCAATAGTACGTTTTCTCGATTCCCGGTCGTCGCGGGGCTGTTGTTTCGTCATTGCTGTTTTGATCTCGTTGCCGATCTCAACCAGGCCGTGTTGTTTCAAGTGCGCCCGGTGGTGGCTTCTCGATGTAATCATCTCGCCGGTCTGCATACTTTTGTAAGGTTGAATGTCTGGCATGACATAGGGCGAAGTATTCTCCGGTGCGTAATATTGATCTTTCGGCACCAGTTCGCCGGTTTCAGGGTCTTGGATGAAACTTCCACGAATAGGCTTTTCAGTGAAAATTTTGTCGAAATTTCCTGAAAAGGCATCGTGATTAGTCGGTCTTTGTTTGCTGCCCTTGCTCATAACAATAAAACCTCCAGGTCGTCCTCTTCTATCGCGTTTTCTATTTGCTTTTGTATCAGATTTGCAACTATTCTTTGTAATTTTATATTGTTTTGCAAAAATTGATAGTCAAAATCTGGGTATTTTTCAAAAATCTCGGCTTTTACTTCCGGTATTTCTTCGATGATTTGCGGGTTTTCTTTTATTTCCTCGATGATCTCTTTGATCTGAGGTTTTTCCAACATTTTCTTGTACTTATCCAGCCACCATGCGCCGTAATGCCCACCCGTGATAACTGGCTCAGGCGGGTCAGGCTTCGATGGCGAAGCGCCATCGATTAACTCAAGGCTGAGTAAATGGATCCACATGGATCAGCCAAAAGTCAGCGTACTGATGTTGTTTTCTGCGTCATCTACACGGGAAACGCTGGCAGGTGCTGGCAAATCTGTGGGAGGCGGAATCAAAGTGCGCAAAATGTCAGCGGGCGGAACCGTCAGGATGTTGGGCGCGTAGCCATTGCCAATAACTACAGTCGAGCCATCGTCTTCGGTTGTGCCATTGGCGTTGTCGCAGCTAATAACCTCGCTGGTTTCTGGATCGCGGATCAAAACTTGGATGGCAACGGTTTTTGTGGTCATGATAAATCCTTTGTTAATTGAAAATCAAGCGGAAGCAATAAAGCCAGTCACGTCACCCGCCGCAAGTCCGGTGGCCGTGTTATCGGTCAATCCTCTAGCGGATGTGACTGCGATCTGAATGCCAGTTGAAAAACCTAGCCCGCCAGGGAAATTGACAGTCCGTGCTTGGCTAGGCTCTAAACAAACCTCAAACAGCGCACTTGTGGTGCCCATAGTGACACTTGTGGCATTAAAAAACTTGACATAGCGCCGAGTAACAGCAGCATTGTGCAAATCGTATCCCGCCAGTCTACCGGCCGAACCTTTGATGGATTGCCCTGCGGGGGTTGCCGGAGAGGTTACAGGAGCAGCCGATGCCGCACCCGTCGCTGTGCTTCGGTACTGAATGCCAAAATCACCGATGGCATTAGTACCAGCAGCAATAGAGCCCGTACCGATGTTGGCAGTAACCGTGCCCGATACAGGCTGCGTGCCACTGATCTGGGCCGCTGGAATTGGCTCCGTAGCGTATGCACCCGGCTGAATCTGAATGGTCGCAGTGCCCGATGTCCACGCAGTGGCGCGCACGCGGAACCAATTCAGCCCGTTAACCGATAGCTCCCAGCCATAAGCGGGAGGTGCGCCCAATACGCCCGATGTCGTCTCAATTGTGTTGGCGTTTGTGCGTACAGCCTGAATGCCAAACCAGTTGCCATTGGTGCCGTTCGTGCTGTTGAGCGATCCCTCAAAAGTAAAGTTGACGCCCGCAAACGTACCAACAACGTACACCATGACGTTAGACACGCGGCTGACGTTAGACGGCACCGCGCTGCTTGCACTTGTGATTGTCCCGGTCACTAGCGGATACCCGGCAGGCTGCACAGCGACCTTAAGCCGCCCTGCTTCGTCCATCTTGAGAATGGTGTAGTCGCCGTCATCCGCTGTCGATGTGTCAGTATCTGATCGAATCGCTAACATCAGATTACCGATTGCGCCTGTAACGTGTAGCGTGTCCTCAGCGTAAGCTGACGCGCTCGTAATCGGCAAAGGCGTTGCCCGTAGCTGCGCGTCAGTCACCGGGCCAGTAACAGGCATCGGGTTAGCCGCAGTTACAGGCGAAGAAATACCATCGCCGCCGATGTCAAGCTTGCTGTAAGGGTACTTAACACCCGCCACATCATCGGCAGCAAACGTATCGCCACCTGTCCCAGGATTGGCCGTAAAGTTATCTGCCATTATTCGCTTTCAATTTCAATGACGCCAATTGCTCGACCATCTTGCCCACGCTCCACAATTTTACGCTTCGGCTTGTTCATTTTGGTAACTGCATCAGCCAACATCGCTACAGCTTGCGCCATGTTGTTTTGTTGGTCGCTCAATATGTTAGCGGCCTGGTCTGCCATCATTTTTACTTCGTCGCCAACTTTTTGTAAATGATTTTCGCCCTCGATTTGTACTGATACCGCTGGCTTTTCTGAGGCCTGCGCGGTCATTTGTGCAATTGTGATTTTAGTTTCAGCGTCGATCCTGGCTTTCATTTCTGCGCGTTCTGTTTCAGCCTGCTGGCGCATGATTTCGAGATTCTTGGCTTGTTCTGCTTTGAATTGCTCAATCTGCAAACTTGCTTGCAGCTTAGCTTGCTCGATTTGCCCTTGCGTTTGTAGTTTGGCCTGCTCAATCTGCGCTTTAGTCTGCTCAACTTGCGTCATGGCCTGCATTTTCATTTGCTCCGGGTCTGGCTGCGGTTCTGCGGGTGGCTTAGGTTCGTTTAGTTTTGCTAATGCAGAATCAAAAGCGGCTTCCATCGACCGCCCACCCTTAAATGCCCGGACGCCAAACATGAGCATCTCACCCATCAGCGGGGCAAGTTCCGGCACCTGTTGAGCAACCGGCAATACCCGCTCCATGAACGTGCCTACTGACGTTAAAAATTCCAGCCGGTTCTGCTTTTCCGTGGCTTCGTCCATTTCGACCAAAGAATCTGCCGCGACTTCAATTCTAAAACCCCTAGCCGGCTCACTCTTTAGCAGCATTATTGCCTGTTCAGCGTATTGGGCATCCTGAGTGCCGCCGATACCTGACATTTCGTACAGTGTACGTGGCGAGTAAAAGTCGCACATAATCTGTGCTTTTGTTCGCAGAATCTCAGAGGAAAACAAGGCAACCTCGGTTTGTAGTCGCCTCAATCTCAGACTTGCGTATTGGCTTTTGATCTGTTGCGCGGTAGCAGTTTCCGAGGCCATCGAAGCGCCTCGGATGATGTCTGACAGGCCAGTGATTTCATATACGACCTGCTTGGCCTGCTCTCTGGCGTTGTAGCATTGTGCTAATGCTTGCAATACAGATTCCAACGGCAGGAAGTCAACAACACCCTTTAACCCGCCTTTTTCTGCGAATGCCGCCCAGGTATCGACTGGGATTAACGTATTGTTGGCACCTTCGGACAACATTCTTTGTACGCTTGGCTGGTTTGCGTCATACACTCCAACGACCTTAACAGCTTCGACTAGCATACCGATTCGATTGGTCAGCATGTCGATTTCTTCGGCTTGGTCTTGGTATAGCGAAAAATC